ACGCTCTTCCGATCTCCCGAAGACAACACTCAGGAAGCAGGCTCCACGGAGTCGTTAACACCGATGTTAGACAAAGAGGTAGAGAAGTATTCAACTGGACTAAATAAGCGATAATAGGAGATTATAATGGAAACATCAAATTTTATTGACCATCTAAGTGCTGGTAATGCATCAGAGGCAAAATCTGCATTGACAGATATGTTGTCTGCAAGAGCATTTGAAGCATTAGATGCAAAGAAGATTGAATTGGCAAAAACAATTTTTACTGGTAAAGAAGAAACAGTAGAAGTTCAAGATACAGAAGAAACTGAAACTGCACAATGAAATCTTTATTAGAATTCAAATCTATTGTTGAAGAAGAAAAATCAGACTATTCAAAGTTTGATGTTTTGGTTCGTGCTGGTTTAGCTAACAAGGCACAGATGCAACGTATTCATAGCATCTTAGACAGAATGCAAGAAGAGAAACCTACATTCAGCAATGCCGACAGAGCAATCATTCAGAACCTATTCAATCGCATGGTGGATTTAATTTCTAATAATAAACAGATTAATATGCAAGCTCGTAGAGCAGTGAAAGAAGATGTTGAGCAGTTAGATGAAATTAGAACCTCTGATGTTCCTAATGATCCACCTTACGTTCTTGTATTGAGAAGAAAAGCAATTCGTTTATACCCTGATGGTGCAAGAGTTGCTTTGTATTATACTCCACAAATAAACAAGTACTTTTCAGTACCTTATGGTGTGGATATTGATTCTACAATACAAGCCGAAGAAGTTGAATCTATTGATGAATTATCATCAGGATTATTAGACCGTTATAAAGAGAAGGCAAAAAAATCTGCCGATGATTTAACTGCACAAGGTAAGTATAGTCAAGCAAATGACAGAACATTAAATGTTATGAGAGCAACAGGTAAACAAATTAATAAAACCGTTGCAGGTATTAAAAAAACTTTAAACAAAGAAGAATATGTTGAAGAAGCAGTAATGGATCAGTTGCATAAAATTGTAGCAAACAAATCAGCACAGTCTGTTAAATTTGGTTCAGGTCATACTCGTAAAGTAGATCATTTTACTGCATCGGCTATTACTCAAGTACACAAAGCATTGAATGATGAAAACAAAAAGAAGTTTGAGGCAATGGTACATAAATCACCAGAGCATCTAATGAAAGCTGCTGACTTTGCTTTCAAACATACAAAATGAATTTTATAGATTTAATTATTGCAAATAAATTAAATGAGGCTAAAGAAAGTTTACTGACTCGTTTGAATGAAATTGCAAAGAAAAGATTAGAAGAAGCAAAGAATTATGTAACAGAAGAAATGTTTGATGAAGCACAAATAAAAAGTTCAAACATTGTTAAGATGGGTCGTATCACTAAGATTCGCCGTAGAATTAGAAGAAATAAAAAAGGTCGTATTGTTGTTCAAAAGAATATTAGAAGATCAGGAATTAAAGGTTACAGAATTTCAGGCAACACAGTAAAAAGGATACCAGCAACAGCAAGAATTCATAAAGCTCGTATGTTGAAACGGGCTTGGAAAACAAAATTAAAAGCTAAATTACGCCGCACATTGCTAAAAAGAAAAATGTCAATGAGAAGGCGTTCTTCACTAGGACTAAGATAAATGGCACTTGAAATTATCAACACACAGCGTTCATCATCAATCATTCGTATGGTTGATCCTGGATCATATAACGTTTCAATCAGCAACGTAGCATTCAATGCAAATGAAACTGTAAACTCAATGAACATTCGTAAACTTGCTTGGTCGACAAACGGCAACATTTCTATTGCCCGTGGTTCTGTACCAATCTTTTCATTACACAATACAGGTTCATTGCAGCTAGACGAATTAAATCATGTCGTTGCTAACAACAATACAGATTATCTTTTAGTTACAATTACAACAGGTGGTTTCTGTTTGATTGAAGTTACTAAAGATGCGAAATACACAACTCCATTAACAGGCATGTAATATGAAACTTATTAGAGAAACGGTAGAGAAAGTTCGCTATCTTACAGAAGCAGCCGAAAACGGCAAGAAGCATCTGTATATTGAAGGCACATTTCTCGTTGGCGATGCCGTAAATAAAAATAATCGTATGTACAAAATGGATACCCTACGCAACGAAGTTGCTCGTTACAACGAAGAGTATGTAAAAACAAATCGTGCGTTAGGCGAACTAGGACATCCCGATACTCCATCTATTAATCTAGAAAGAGTTTCACATAAAATTGTTTCCTTGGTTGAAGATGGAAATACATTCTATGGTAAGGCTCGTATCCTTGAAACACCATATGGGCAAATTGTGAAGAACTTTATTGATAATGATGTAAGCGTTGGTGTTTCATCTCGCGCTCTAGGCTCTCTTGTTCAAACAAAAGAGGGCTATAATCTTGTTCAAGACGACCTAAAACTAGCAACAGCAGCAGATATCGTTGCTGATCCTTCGGCTCCAGGTGCTTTTGTCAACGGCATTATGGAGAACAAAGAATGGATGTTTGTGGAAGGCAAGTTTGTAGAGTCGGACTTTGACTATGCAAAGAGACAAATTATAAAAGCGTCTTCCAAGCAGATTGAGGAAGTTGCTCTAAAATTGTTTGAAAACTACCTCAGAAAACTTTAATTTTATAAATAAGAAATCATAAGGAGATTCCTAATGGCAACAAACAAACTTATGGAAGCCGCAGCAGAAATTCTTGCAGGTAGCAAGGGTAAAGCGCCGGCCATGCCAATGCAAAAACCTGAAGGTTCGTCATATACCGAACTTGGCGGTCCTACTAACAAACCAGCTGAACATGAAGATAAAGTTGGTGAAGATCCTTACAAGGATTACAAAATGACTCTACCTAATGCTAAAAAGGCCGAAGCACCATCCGCTAAGCCTTCATCAGCTTCTTCAGACACCCAATTGAAACTTGGTGGTGGTAAGAAGACTATGGGTGAAGAAGAAGTTTCAGATGAAGAAGTTATCTCTGAAACCGAAGAGCAACTAGAAGAGAAGAAAAATTGGAAAGCAAAAATGAAAGAAGATGTTGATTCATTATTTGCTGACGATTCAACAATCTCAGAACAATTCAAATCTAAAGTTTCAACAATTTTTGAAGCTCGCGTGAATGATCGTATTACACAGATTCAAGAAGAAATTGAGTCAAAGTATGCCGATATGTTAGGTGAAGCCGTTGAAGAAATGCGCGCCGATCTAACAACAAAGGTTGACGATTATCTCAATTATGTTGTTGAACAATGGCTAACAGATAACGAAATCGCAGTTGAGTCCGGTCTACGTGCCGAAATCACTGAAGATTTCATCAATGGTCTACGCGGTCTATTTGCAGAACATTACATCGATGTTCCAGAAGACAAAGTTGACCTTGTTGACGAACTTGCAACTCAAGTTGAAACACTTGAAAGCAAACTTAACGAAGAAATTGAGCGTGGTATTTTTTTCGCCAAAGCACTCGTTGAGTCACGCAAGAATGAAGTAACCCGTGAGGTGTGCGAAGGTCTCACAGCAACTCAAGTTGAAAAAATCAAATCACTCGCAGAGGGTGTTGAATTCTCCACAGAGGACGAATATAAAACAAAACTTGAAACTATTCGTGAGAACTATTTCCCATCAGGCACAAAGAAAGCCGATGAGACACAACTCCATGAGCAACTAGAAGACGCAGATGATAAGAAAGTTGTTATCAACGATCCATTTGTTGCTGCTGTTTCTCAAGCAATTTCAAAAACAAAAATTTAATTAGATTCACACAAGGAGAAAGTAATGTATCTTTCAGAAAATCTACAAAAGAAATGGGAAGGTGTGTTGGATCACCCTGATCTAGCCCCTATCAAGGACCCATATCGTAAAGCAGTTACCGCAGTTATTCTTGAAAACCAAGCTGTTGAAATGATTAAGTCAGGCCAGATGCTTGCTGAAGCAACACCAGCAAACGCATCAGGTACTGGTGGTTTTGGTGGCTCAGCCGCTGCTGGTGGTCCAGTTGCTGGTTTCGACCCAATCCTTATCAGCCTAGTTCGCCGTTCATTGCCAAATCTTATCGCTTATGACGTTTGCGGCGTTCAGCCAATGACAGGTCCTACAGGTTTGATTTTCGCAATGCGTTCAACCTACGCTACAGCTAACGTTACAGCAGGCGCAGTCGAAGCCTTCTACAACGAAGCTAACACAGGTTTTGGTGGTACCGCAGGTGCTCAACAAGCTCTAACTGTTGGTCTATCAGCAAACACCAACAACACATTCGTTGGTAACGCAGCAGCTTGCACAGCAATGGCAACTGCTACAGCAGAAAACTTAACACCACTTGAAATGGCATTCTCAATCGAGAAAGTTACTGTTACAGCAAAGACACGCGCTTTGAAAGCAGAGTACTCAATTGAACTTGCACAAGACTTGAAAGCAGTCCATGGTCTTGACGCTGAAACAGAACTAGCAAACATCCTATCAGCAGAAATTCTTGCTGAAATCAACCGTGAAGTTGTTCGTACAAT